TCTTGCCCGCCCAAATCTCGGGAGTGTAAGTCCCGGAATGGGTGGTAAGACCCGAAGATACGGGGTAAGCCATGGTTGGTCTCCTTTTTCATGGCTTCCCTCCGACAAGGTACTTACCGGGCCGGGGGCCGTGTCGGCGACCCCCGCTCACGCTCGTCAGACCCGGGTCTATCCTTGGATCCTCCCCTCCGCGTTGGCCGCAATGATGTCCGCGTCCTTCTTCTTCATCTCGTCGGTGATCTCATTCTTGGCCGCCGCTTT